AAGTATGACAACCAGTATTCGCCTGTTGCTGACAACGTAGCTAAATCCGTTGTTCCTAGCTTTACGGATATTACTTTACTAGCCGTATAAGCTGACGCATTGTTTATATAGATATTACCTGACTGTCCTGCCGTAATATTTGTAAAGGTAATCGTGTAGTTGGCAGTTGGCGTACAAGAAAAGTTATTGGTGGTGTTCATGTCAAAACTAGCAGTATTGGCTACTGTGACTGTGCCACGATTGCCGCCAGTAAATGTCTGATCTGCCGTCAGGCTTGCTTTACCGCCCAAGTCCGTAGTCAAGCTACTGATCTTTGCTTGCGCCAAAGCACCATCAGCAATATTGCTATCTGTAATGGATAAGGTAGCTAGCTTAGTTTGTTCTATGGCGGCCCCTGCCGCAATATCATCATTTACAATAATGCCATTTGTAATGTCTGCGGACGTAAGTGGCGCAGCCGCAGGTTGTCTTCCTATATAAGCCATTAGGTTTGCTCCAGTACTGAAATTACTACATCCGCCGATGACGCCGTATCGCTAGTCACCGTAATCTTATCGCCTGTTTCCAAAACTACTTTTTGATCGCCGCCAATCAGTACAAGCGCACTGCCAGACGCCACTGGGGCCGCCTTTACCAAGTACGCCGTAACACTGCCGCTTGTGTCCGTCACAGTCGCATCAACACTAATAGCCGATGCTGTCCGATTGGATACGGCTGCGCCAATCACAGTAGTTGTGGTTAAGGCAGGCGCAGTATATACATCAGTCGCTGATGTACCTACAGACGCAGTGACCGAATTCTTGAATGTATTTGCCATAGTTTACCGTATTTATCCTAATGCTATAGAAAGGGCTAGGGCCGTCCCAGCTTGATCTACATCTAAATTTGTGCGCGCCGTAGCCACATTGGCCACATCACTTAAATTGTTTGCGGCTTGCAGTGTACCAGATCCTGCCGATACTCCTACTTCCCATGCCGCCCCATTATACACCTTTAACTGCGTGCTAGTCGTATTGTAAAACAAATCGCCTGCATCCAAAGATGTAGTTGGATCAGACGAACCAATCCGATAGCGAGCCGCAAAAGTATTTACGTCCGTAATGTTGGTCGCCACAATAGCTACATCATCTGCGTCCGCAATGGTAGCCCATGCCGTGCCGCCCAAGTCGTATACGCGCATTGCGTTAAGCGTGGTGTCCCAATACAAAGCACCATCCAATAGAGCGTTGCCGTCATTGTCTGTAGATGGCGCAGAAGCTTTTGCGCCCAGATATCTATCGTCAAAACTGTCGTAGGCGGCTTCTGTGGCGTTCTTGTAGGTTAGGGCATTACTTTCTGAAGAAGCAGCGTTGGTGGCCGATGTAGACGCACTAGACGCCGAATTGGACGCGTTTGTTTCGGATGTGGCCGCATTAGATTCTGAAGTAGCCGCATTTGATTCAGATGTGGCCGCATTAGCCTCAGATACTGCTGCTGCCGCCGCAGATGCAGACGCAGCCGTAGCGGAACCTAAAATACTGTCTACATAAGTCTTGGTAGTCAGGTCACTTGTATTGGTCGGCGTATAGGTGGCGCTAATTACATTGGCCCCCATCGTAATGCCGCCTGTCATTGTGCCGCCTGCCAACTTCAAGAACGTAGCATCCGTATACGTTTTGGTGGTTAGGTCTACTCCATTGGTTGGCGTGTACGTAGTAGTAATCTTTTGAGCGCCCATGTCCAAGGTTCCGGTCATGGTGCTGCCAGTTTTCAGTACTACCTTATCGTAAAAGGTAGCATCATCATTTAAGGCCGCCGCCAACTCATTAAGCGTGTCTAGTGCGCCCGGAGCCGAATCAATAAGATTTGAAATGCTAGTGTCTACATAGGCTTTTGTAGCCGCATCTGTACTGCTGGTTGGCGCACTTAATCCAGTAATCGTTGACGCCGTATTGGCATCCATGTCCAACGTGCCAGTAATCGTCAGATTATTGAATGTGGAAGTACCTGTGGTGGCCGTAATGTTCCCAGTAATATTACTGTTGGGCGCATTGAGCGTGCCATTGACTGTTAGATTGTAGAATGTAGAAGTAGGCGTGCCAGAAACGTACGTGACATTTCCGGTAAGATTCCCAGTAAACCCAGTGTTGGCTGTGATGGTCGTACCTACAATAGTAGTAGGCGTTGTTGCGCCAATGGCCGTGCCGTCAATTGCGCCCCCATTTACATCTACTGTCGCAAAAGTCGCTGTACCAGAAGTCTGGCTAATATTGCCAGTAGTCACTGTTCCAGTAAACGTAGATGCGCCCGATACACTTAAAGCATCAAGGTAGCCTGTCCCATCAATATAAATATCTTTGTATTTAAGGCTGGACGTACCAATGTCTATTGTATTAGTGACCGCAGGCTTAATGGCATTAGCGTAAACAAATACAGTTTTTTGCCAGATGGCCGCCCCTGCGGTAGCATCCGTACAGACAAAGCATTCATCTGTACTGGTATTGACCCATACAGATCCTACTGCATAACCTGACCCAGTATCATTTGTAATCGTAGGATTGGTAGTAGCCGTAAGATTATTTAGGCCGCCTGACCCACCATTGGCCGCAGGTAAATACCCACTGACAGAAGTAGCCAGATTGATTAGGGGCGCATTGCCTGTAGTACCGTCATGTGAATGCCCAGTACTGGCCGCAAAGGCTGCCTGCAACTGATTGAATTCAGAATTGAGCGGCGGCGCAGTAATATTTGCGCCGTTGATGATATCAGCTACTGATTGTCTAGTGTATCCGGCCATTAGTAATTCCTTTTTACGTTATCTTCTGCCCGCCACAGAAAATTCAAACACCATTCCTTGGATCGAATACGAATCAAATACCCCAAGCGTCACGTAAGTAAGCTGAACAGCGTAGCCACTACCTTGAATGGGCGTAACAATAATTGGTTTGTCTGTGCCGCCATAGTTTACGTTTGTGCCTGCGTAAATAATTCCTAGCGTATTGTACTTTACTGGGGCGCCCGCTGAATCTTGAGTATATGTAGACGGTCTAGTAACCCTAGGATCGTCCCAATCGTATGTAAGGGACATATTCATGGTTATTGGGCCTTCGGCGCGCACAAAAGTATTTACCTTTCTAAATACTTTGCGCGTTTCTGTGTCGCCAAAATCAAAGTACGGCGTAGTGTAAATGGCAACTATGTCGGCGCCATTGAAACTTTTACCAGATTCTTGCTTGTACACCTTGCCGTCATAATCACCATGCAGTACAAGTTCTACCCCGCTGACGTACGCCGAATCACAGCAAGATGCGCGTATACCAAGTAGTTCGCCAAATTCCCAACCTAGCCGCTGATCTGCAGAACGCAATCCACCTATAATTCCTACACTGGCGTCTACTGTGCGCGAATCATCACCAATAAAGTATCGTACTTGGGACTTAGAGCGCAACACTACGGCGTTCAAGTTGTCTAGGTCATACGTAATAGGTAAATCTGTCAGCAACTGCTGGATATTCTTGGAAATGGATTCTATTTCTACGTCACCAATGCGGCTTGTACCAGCCACAGGGCGGAATCCGTCTGGCGACAAAAAGACTAGGTCGCCCCCAATTTCTACAACACTGTCCCTAGCAATACAACCTACGTTGGCCGTTACGTTATCTAGTACAAAGCCTGCCGTAGTGTCTGGCGATGCTTTCTTGATGGCGTTTTCGCCAAAGATAAAAAGGTTGTCGCGGAAAGGCTTAAATTGAACAACATCAAATCCTGCCGATAACTGCCCTGCGCCGTCATTTACATTAAAGCTTATGGCATTGTTTGGCGCAGAATGGGCCACCACCGATTCGGCTGTCCTATCGCCGCCCAAGAACAGATGATTTTCAAAGTTATCTACCAAGGAGGGTTTATTTAGCGCCGCAGCACCGCCGGGCGAATGCGCTGTGCCATGTCCTGTGGATGTAATTAAATCCCAATGGACGCCATCCGTAATGATCGCATGATTAACCCCATCTACAAAAACAATTAAGTTTGTAGATGCGCCTGCCACTCCAGTTAAGGAAGATCCAAAGTTAAATTTAGTAAATCGGATCTTATTGACCGTACCTACGCCATCTGTAGTGGCACGCACAATATCTGTAGCATGGCCTAATGCGGCAGCCGTCAAATCGTATTTTACCCATGCTGCATTAGGCACATGCCTATAAAAGCTGTATGTGGCTGCGCCAATGTCTTTGCGGGCCGCAATAACTATTGTACCTTGCGTGTCGCTTTTGAAGATGGCCGTACATAATACTGGGCCTTCTGCTACGCCTGCGCCTACTTCTGGGTAACTAGAATTGTATTCTGAAAATCCTTCAATGCGGCGGTACCCACCATACAAGCTAACTTCATAATTCACTAGGCGCGTGGCTGCGCCCGGCTGATTGTCGGATAACTCCAAATGGTTTTCATTGGAGTTTAGGCCGCCAGAGCAAACTACTTTGTAGGACTGAATTCTGTCAGGCATAGCGCGCTACAATATCCTACTAAAAAAATGCCACAGAACTACTGCGCTTGGGCGTCAGTATTCTAGTGTCTGTAACGTGGTCGTACTGGTTGATGAGCAAGCCTTGCATATTCTTAATGCCCTGCTGGAACACATTTAAAGTAATGCTGGCCGCCTCATTGTTGTCCCTAAACATATACATATGATACAAGGCGCCATCTATGATTATGGAATCGTACTGTGTGGGAATGCGCGTAGTATCGTAGTGATTCACTAGGTAGTCGGAACTTAAATAAAATCTATAGTTTACCGTGTAGGCTTTATCTGGCGAAGGCGACACACCAAAGCCTGTGCCGTGCGCCGGAAATACAAACAGGGGTACCCCGCTGCCTGTGGCGCCTGCCTCAAAGTCTGTGTCGCGGTACCGCGCATAGTATTCATCGCGCTCAATATACCGCAAAGTACTGTAGCCTATGCCTAGGGCGTCATCTTTTTGTAGTTGAAATGAATTCCAATCGACTACTTTAAAGTTAGCAATCCAACTGTATTCCTTTACGGCAACACTCAATACTTGATTGGTGTTTGCAGCATTAAAGGGCCATTCGTATTCATTTTGATTGATGTAGCGGATAGCCGCCAAGATAGCATCTTTGGCCAACGCCTGTACGCCTTGTACGCCCGCAAAATCTACATCTGCAATTTCTACTTCGTTTAAGCGCCGCAGCAATTGATTTGTAAGATTTAAGTACGTAGACCCAGCCATACAAAGCCTTGAAGTAAAGTGACCCCCCCATCTTTAGAGGGGCGTAAAGACAGGGGGCTAGCCAAGCTACTTCTACCAGAAAAAAGTAGCCTGACCAAGAAAAGAAGGAAGGAAGCTTACGCCAAGTTGTAGTTGGCAGTTACAATTGCTTCTGGCCGCAGGATCTTGCGTCCGTACAATTGCATACCGCGTACAATGTCAGCAAAGCTGTCTGGGTCACGGTAGGACTCAGTCTTGGACAACTGCTGGGCAGTTGATACAGCAGACTGATGGCCCGCTACAACTAGTCCAAAGTTAGTACGTGAACCTAGGGTAGTAACAGTGCCTGCGCCAGTACCAAAGAAAGCTAGGTTATTGGATTTGTATACTCTAAATCCTCTAATCAAACCTTCACCTACGCGCCCATTGCGGATTTCTGAATTGCCGCCAAAGTCCCGATCAACGAATTTAGAATTTTCGTCCATCAGTATTTCGTAGAACACTGGATCAGCCACAAACCAACGATCCGCAGAATCTACGTTAGCTGCATCCAGCAAGCGTCCCATGCGATTCAGAATGGTAAGTGGAGTTACAATACCGCTATTGGCAGCCCCTGCTGTAGAAGCAATAGGAATTGCAGTCAGCGCATTGACAGTTGCTCCAGTTGTACCAGCTACTGCTGATCCACCAAAGTTAGTAATGCTCAACTTGTTGGCGGCCAACAATTCGTCTGTGCCTGCGGATGTATTGGATTTAGTACCATTGGTGGTGCTACGTACAATCCAGCGGCTGTTTGAAGCGTCATACACATAACCAGCCAAATACCCTAGGACTTCTGAGTCGAAGGTGTCGCGCAATCGGTACGCAGCACGATCTGTAGCCAAGTCCATGAAGTTTACATGGCTGTGCGCAGTTTCAATATCGTCAATCTTGAACATATAGTAGTTCGCTTGATCGACAACCATTGTAAAGTCTGCGTCTGCCAAGTTTGTTTTGGCTAGTACAGTACCTCTTTCGTAGGTGCTTACTGTGATTTCTGGTTCCTTGATGATACGGACACTGTCGCCATAGTTAGCGATTTCGCCCATATAATCGGTGTTGGTCACATCTTCTACTACAGAAGACTTGCGGAAAGCCTTTTGGACTTTTTGGCTGTAAATAACGGGTGAAAAATTACCGTTAGGTAAGTTCTGCCATGCTGGCGATGAAGCGGCTGCGAAAGCCATAGTAACCTCTTTTTAATTCAATCTAATTGTTTAGAATGGCGACTATACCGCCATTAAGACTACACTGATTAGGAAGAATGATGTGGAGTACTAGGGCTGCTACAATCTTAGGTGGGCTAGCTTGCAGTAGCGATATAAGCGCTAAGTGCTACTGCAGGCAGGGGCTAAGAGTCATACAGGTAACTAGAAATTTCCCTGCAATCTTCTTCTGCTATACAAAATTGCTGGTAGGTAGGACGCCTTAGAGCGCGGCTACCAGCAATCATATAAAAAAACAAAACAAATCAAGATAATTTTATTTATTTAAATTATCTAGCACTTCCTGTCAAGTCATATTCAAACGAACCTTCTTTGATTGCTGCCATGATGGCTTCCTCATTCTGTTCGTATTCATGCGCGGACATGCGCTCTACTTGACTTTCCTTAAACCTTGCGCGCCCAGTATTTGGCGTAATAGACGAAGATGTACGCCCTACACTATTGGCCGCCGCCGATCTGCGCACAGGCTTCTTTTTGGTATCGCTCTTGTACAAGTCAATGGCCCTAGCGGCAGCCATTGCGTCCGTCTGGTTCTTGTACAAAGAATCCTGTACCCATTGCGGCTGTTGCGCCACCCAATCATGAAACCCAGAATCTTCGCGGATTTCATTAAAGTCTGGATGCAGCTTGATTAGTTGGGCTTCGGCTTTGTCACGCGCCAATTGTACTTCCAATTGCTGAACGCGCTGCAGTTTTTGTTCGCCTACTTGCAGTACTTCTTGCGCCCGCTTCTGGGCAATTGTGTCAATAATTTTAGCTACGTCAGGATAACGCGCCGCCCATTCCGCAACTTCTTGTTCCGTTTTAGGAAACTTAATTTGCTTACGTGTCGCAGAATCTAGTTGCGTTCGCATTTGCGCAAGTTCTTGGTCTTTTTGCGCCATGCTTTGCTGCATGTGGCGCCGCAAATCACCGTAGCGCTTCTTAAAAGTAGCGTCTTCACTGTCTGGTGCGTTTGCTTCTGCTACGGCCACAT